ATACGACGTAGTAGTTGGTACTGCCCCTGCTAGAGATAACTTCGACGAAATGCAATTTGCAGAAGCTATTGAACTTAGAGGCGTGGGTGTACCAATACCAAACGACATGATTGTTGAGTACTCGCATTTATCACGTAAAGCAGAAATTGCAGAAAGAATAAGACAACTAGAGGGCACTGCTCCACCATCAGAAGAACAAATGCAATTACAACAATTCCAAATGGAATCACAAATCAGAAGTACGCAGCTTGAGATTGCTAAGTTAGAAGCAGAAGTTACAAACTTACAAACATCTGCAGAGCTAAATATGGCAAAAGCGCAGAACGAACAAATGGACCCACAGTTGAAGGTTGCTGAATTACAAGGTAAACTTCAGACTAAACGTGAGGAACTGGGACTACGTGAGAAGTTGTCAGAGTTGACTAACCAAATGCGTAAAGACCAGAGTGATACTGCAGCGGCGGCTAAGATGGCTGCTGCGGCCATGAAACCAACAGGAGGGAAATAATATGGCAGATGAAAATAAAACCGAAAATACAGATGACATTACTATGGATGTAATGCCTGGCGCTGACCCTGTGCCTGAAGATGAAGCAGGGAAAGATTTTAAAGTAGATTTAAACTTTGAAGATACCGAAGAAGAGGTAGAGTTTCCAAAGGAGGAGGAAGTTGAAGAAGTCGAAGAACTTAAGGCTGAGGAAGAACCACAGGAAGGAACTGAAGAGGCTGAAGAAGAGGAAGAGGTTGAAGCAGTTGCTGAAGAAGCAGAAAGTGGAGAGCAAGAAAGCGTATTGGCAGAAGATGACGGAGATACACAACAACCTGATCAGCCAGTACAGGAAGGAATTAAAGAAGAAGTACCCAAAGAGCCCATGATACCTAAGTCTAGGTTTGATGAAGTTTTACAAAAACAAAAAGCACTGCAAAAACAACTACAAGAAGCTACTAAGCCTACAGAAGTAGCACAAAAAGTTGAGTATGATTTTGCAGCTAAAGAAGCAGAGTACCAAGAACATATTTTAAATGGCGAAGTTACAAAAGCCACTGCTTTGAGAGCAGAAATAAGAGATGTTGAAAGACAAAATATGTTATATGAGATGCAAGAAAGAATGGGACAAACTGTGCAACAAAGCACTGAAGCTGTTGCTTTACAAAACAAAGCGATAGAACTACAAAAAGCCTATCCTGAATTAGACGAAACTAGTGCTACCTATAATGAGTCTTTAACTCAAGAGATTATGGACTTACGAGACGCTTTTATAGTTCAAGGTTTTTCTGGAGCAGATGCTTTAGATAAAGCAGCAAAATACATTTTACCTAGTAACACGGTAACAGAGGCTGCTGTAAAAGAAGACCCTGTGCAAAAACAAGTAACACAGAAAAAGAAAGTAGCAAATACTAAAAAGAAGATAGAAGCTGCTGAAAAACAACCACCTGCTATGAAAGGTAAAAACAAAGTAGAACAAAAAGTAGATGTTTCTACTATGTCGGTAGAAGAGTTTGATGCTTTACCCGCTGAAACTTTACGCAGAATGCGTGGCGATTTCGGATAAACTGTGGTATAACATATATAAGTTCGCACGTAAGAGCGATATCTTACCAGGATCGATCCTGTAAAACATTCGTTTCTCGCCTGCTTTGGCGTAAAAGGAGTCGGATTCGTAATCCGTAAACAACGAGAGCGTAACCCCAACGACACAGGGTATACGGACAAAAGTCGCTCCAATAAGTCGACTGGTTAATTTTAATTTAATGGAGACATTATCATGGCAAATACTAATTTTGCTGCGTTGACCAGTGAACAGCTTACCATCTGGTCTCGTGATTTTTGGCGTGTCGCTAGAAACATGTCCTTCGTTAATCAATTCGCGGGTGCGGGTTCAAACGCAATGGTTCAGAGAATATCTGAGCTTACCCAATCTGAAAAGGGAGCTAGAGCAGTTTTAACTCTTTTAGCTGACATGACAGGTGACGGTATTGTGGGAGACAACACTCTCGAAGGAAACGAAGAGTCATTAAGAGCTTTCGACATCGTCGTAACAATTGACCAACTAAGATTTGCGAACAGATTATCTGGTAGACTTGCAGATCAAAAGTCAGTTGTAAACTTTAGGGAACATTCAAGAGATGCACTTGCATACGCAATGGCTGACAGAATGGACCAATTAGCATTCCTTACTATGAGTGGTATAGGGTATAACCTTAAGAACAATGGTGGTTTAAGACCATCAATGAACTCAGGGCAAAACCTAAACGACTTAGAGTTCTCAAGTGCTGTAAGTGCACCAACTTCTAATAGACATAGAAGAGTGGATAATGACGGTAGTGGAAACATTACGTTGGCAGCAGGTGATGTTACTGCTTTAACAGCAGCTGACAAACTTAGCTATAAAACCATTGTTGATCTAAAAGCTTTTGCTAAAGATCAATACATCAGAGGCCTAAGAGGCGCAGGTAACGATGAGACATTCCATCTCTTCGTAACTCCGCAAGTTATGGCTGACCTTAAACTTGACTCAGATTTCCTTGCTAACGTAAGGCAAGCTGGTGTTAGAGGACCACAATCAAGCTTGTTCTCTGGCTCATCAAGTCTAATGGTTGATGGCATTATGATCCACGAGTTTAGACACGTGTTTAATACAAGTGGTGCTTTATCTGGTACATCATCAAACGCTGGTGCTGCTGGTTATAAAGGTGGTGCTAACGCTGATGTTAACTATTCAAGATGTATCTTTGCGGGTGCACAAGCATTAGCTATGGCTGATATTGGCGTTCCAGAAATAGTTGAAGACACCTTTGACTATGGAAACCAGAACGGTATTTCAATTGGTAAAATATTTGGACTCAAGAAGCCTAAGTATCATTCAGACGTAACAGGTCAGGATGAAGACTTCGGTGTTATTGCGTTAGATGTTGCATACTAATTGTGATATATTTTATGGGTGGCTACTAATAGCCACCCATTTTTAGGAGAAACATATGTGGATTAAATCAGATGAAGACAAGTCAGTAGCTTCAACATGGGGCGCAGTTATACATTTAAAAGCTGGAGAACCAAGACAAGTTGGACATGACTTAGGATTATTATGCTTACAAGCTGGTTGTGTAGAGATCAAAGACCATAAAGAAGTCGAAGAGCCTGTTGTAGAAGTTGTTGAAGAAGTAGTAGTAGAAGAGTCTAGTGAAGTAGATTATGAAGCTATGACTAAAGTACAACTTGAAGAACACGGACGTACTCTAGGTATCGAGCTTGACAGACGTAAGAAAAAGTCAGCTTTGATAGAAGAGCTGAAAGCAGCGGAGTAATATTATGGCAGGGACCTTAACAGGCGCAAACATATTAGCTAGGATAAAAGACATTCTGCAAGACACTACTAGTGTTAGATGGCCAGAAGCCGAATTACTTAGATATATAAATGATGCGCAAAGAGAAATCGTTAACTATAGACCAGAGTCTTCAGCTACTACAGCAAATGTACAGTTAGTTGCAGGCACTAAACAGTCTTTACCAAGTGGCGGTCTAAGACTTATTAAAGTAACTAGAAATATGTCTGATACTTCTGGCGGTGCAACAGGTAAAAGAGCAATTAGAATAGTAAACGTAGACATCCTTAACACACAAGAGCCAGATTGGAATGATCCAACAGTCTCAGGAGATGCTGCGCATGGGACAACAGTCAAGCATTATATATTTGATGAAGATGACCCAAAGAATTTTTACGTGTACCCAGGTGTATCTGGCAATGCGTACGTAGAGATCGTGTACTCTGATTCACCAAGTGATTTAGGTAATACGTCAGCTGTTATCTCAGTAGACGATATATATGCTAATGCTATTATGGACTACGTACTGTTTAGAGCTTATCAAAAAGATTCTGAATATGCAGGTAATGCACAAAGAGCGAATCAGCATTATCAGTTATTCTTAAATTGTATAGGCCAAGGTAACCAAGCTTCCATGATGTTAGACCCTAATAATGATCGTGTCTCTAACATAGGAGCTGTTCCTCCGGTGATGCAACAACAAGGTAGCTAAACATGGCAGCCTATTCTTCTTTAATAAAAGAAGTGTTGCCTTACGTGCCTTTGTGTCCAGACACCTTAGCAGAACAAGCAATACGTTCTGCAACTATAGAATTTTGCGAAAGGTCTAAAGCTTACATTTTAGACATGGACCCTTTTAACACCATTTCTGGTGTTTATGAGTATGATTTTGAAATACCTACTGGTACAGAGGTACATCAAGTTCTATATATGACATACAACGGTAGGGACATGGACCCTATAAGCCCGCGTAGTCTAGAGTTAAACTACCCAGATTGGAGAGATAGAACGGGTAATCCTCACGTATATCTACAAAAAACACCTACTACTTTCTGGGTAGTACCTGTACCAAGTGGGTCAGATCAGATCATAGCTAGTGTAGCTTTGAAGCCTACTAGGTCTTCAAACAATATAGACACAACAATTTCAAACACGTACAGAGATGCGATTATATATGGCGCTTTGTATAGACTTTTGCGTATGCCCCATAGAGAATGGAGTGATATAGGAGCTGCACAAGAGTATAGTTTTCAGTTTAGCCAAGAAATACAGCAAGCTGAATTAAGAGCCCGAGGAGGAGACTTGGGCGTAAAAAGAACTGTTAAGTACAAAGGAATAGGAATGCCAAGGAGACGGTATGGAAAGTACGGAAAAGAGATCGACTACTGAGTTGCCTAAACCTGCCGATATTCGGCAGTGTTGGGATAAAATAAAACCTGGTATAGTCGAGATAATAAAAGAAAACTCTTTTCTTACTTATATTCCCGAAGATGTTTACAGTGAGGTTGTAAATAACCGAGCGTTTCTTTACACCTCTTCTGTAGGTTTTTTGATACTGAGAGTAGAAATCGATCAGTTTACAAATGACAAGACATTACTGCTATGGATAGCGTATACTTACAATAAGGGCGGTCATGAATGGGCAGCCCATGAAGAATGGTTTAACAGCCTAGCCAAAGAAATAGGTTGTAAGTATCTCGAAGCGAGATCACGAGTTCCAGAAATGGAATCGTACGTTAAAGAGATAGGATGGGAATTAGATACACGAATATATAGGAAAGAAATATAATGGCAGGTGGACCGAAAAAACCAGAATACGAAGCTACTGAAGCAGAAAAAATACAAGCAAAAGTAGCAAAAGCTGAAAAAGATTATTTTGATGAAAAGTATAGCCCGTTGTTACGGGAGATGCGTGATATATCGTTAAAAGAAAATTACGGTGATTTTGTAGCAGGTAGAGCTAGCGCAGATACCCAACAAGCTTTAGCAAAACCATCTTTAATGGCTACTAGGTCTGTAGATGGGCAAGCCGAAAAAGTATCAGCCATGATGCAAATGCAAGCTCAAGCTCAAGCTCAAGGTTTGACTGCTCAAAGACAAAGACAAGTAGGTGTTCTAGCTACAGCAAGGGGACAGCAAGCAGATGCTACTACTGGGCTAGCAGGAGCTGCGCGTTTAGCACAGTCTGATAGATTGCAATCTGCAACAAGAAAACAACAGATGAGAGACGCACGAACTGGTGCAGCTCTACAAATGGGTGGTGCTATGTTGGCACAAGGACTAGAAAACAAGTTTGCCCCAGGCGGTTCCGGAACCTTCTTTGACTTTAGCACAGACGAAGCTGGCAAACGTCTAGCTGAAGGTTTAAAAAATATATACACACCAGGATAAAAAATGAAAGCTAAAACAATACTAGGAATGATAGATAGTTTAAGGGAAGTAGATGATCCGCAAGAAATTTATGCCCAAATGGCTAGAGATGACTATGATAGGTATATAGAAGATTTTAGAGGTTTTGAAGAACAACTACTAGCAGCTAGAAATGACACTTCTTTAATTGACCAAGCTAGAGAAGACGCTGTAACACAAAGAAGAATAGCAAAAGAAACCCAACAACGTAATTTAGAAAGATATGGAGGAGCAGGGCTTTCAGCTGCTCAGCTACAAGAACAAAATAGAAGCTTACAAAGAGGAGCTAATTTAGCTTCAGTAGGCAGCATTAACAACGCAAGACTTGCCCAAAGGGAAGTCAACCAAGCTACTTTAGCCGATTTGATAAACATCGGACAAGGCGTAAATAGAAACGCCTTAGGGCAAATGAGCCAAGCAGCACAAATGCAAAGTCAAAGATATAATGCATATAAAAATGCAAAAGCACAACATAGTGCAAATATGATAGGTTTTGGAGGACAATTAGGGTCAGCTTTATTGACGGCCTTTTTGATTTAATATGGCAGTAGATTTTGGAAGAAGTTTTGCAAGTGGCCTGGCTATGCCAAGCAACATAGAGCAGGGTTTAACTACTAGCGCAGCTAATAGAATAACTAGAGAACAGATGCAGCTGCAAAGAGATAAAAGTAGCTACGAACGAGATAAAGAAGTTTTGCTGGGCTACGGTATTATTGCAGAAGACAAAGACGGGACTCTTCGTTTAACCGAGAATGCTACTGAAATCTTTACGACTACATCTGAAGGGAATAGAGAAACAGTGGGCGACGCAATGGGTTTAAATGAAGCGTTTGGCAGTTACACCAGTGAAGATCAAGATGGTAACTTAATTAAAAAAAGAAACAGGAAAGTATTCCCACCTATCGTAGCAAAAGAAGGGGCAGTGCCTTATTCAGTAGCACAAGCTGCAGCAGCCGGAGACCCCAACGCTATTGAGTTAGAAAAACAATATAAAAATGGGGACTTAACAGCTTACGTAACACCGCTTATAAATGACAGAGGTTTTTTTGGGTTACTTAATGTATTTGGTACAGATTCAAAAGACGATACGGTTCATGTTTATACAAAAGGTGAAGTAGAAACTGGCTTACAGACTAGGGTAGATTTTCTTAACGCAGAAGCAGATAGAACTGATCCAGATAGATCAAGAGCGATTAGAACAGTAGAAGCTCAAAGTCAAAGCCCACTCAGTAATATAGGCGGCGCACCAGGCGTGACAGATTATACTGAGTTAGTTACTGCTGTTTACGATGACAACACAGGTAGAGCCAGTACAAATTCTATTCTTAAACAACTAGAGACTATGTACAACGCTAATCCAAAATATCGTTTACCAAACAGAGGAGAAGCAGATACTTTCCAAGTTGACACTGATGAAACTGATACTAGAAGCTTTATAGAAGTACCACGTATAGTAGATGAGAAGCCGGTAGATATTCCTGGTACACCTGATATTGATGAGTCAACTTTATATACTACCTTAACCTTTGACGAGGCTTATCCATCTTTACAAGGTTTAACAGGAACTCGTTTAGCTACTGAAATAGACCTACTAGCGCAGCGAGGAGAGTTCTCTAACTTTAGCCAAACACAACAACAACAAATTTTCTTTAATTTAGAACAAGAAGGTATTAGAGATGTAGACAGTCTACTTAAAAAACGTGATGCACAAAAAGTGAGCGAACAAGAACAATACAAAGAGCTGTTATTGTTAAACACAGTAATGGCTACAACTGAAACTCAAGCAGATGGTACAAAAAAATTAGTGTTGGCAAATGGCCAAACTCCAAAAGAAGCAACAGACGCTACCTTTAATGCTTACTACACCGGCGTACCAGATGGCAATGTAACAGCTAAAGACTTATATCAAGACCAAACAACTAGAATTGCTGAAGAAGCCAATTTAATAGAACAACAAGCAACCTTAGTTAAAAACCAACAGATGTCTTCTGATACAGCACTTAAATGGGCAGAGTTCGACTTTAAGAAAGAACAGTATTACAACAAAAGATATGACCAGATGAGCGCCGATGCAAAGCTCGCTTATAACGCTATACAGCAAAGGTTTACAGACAGAACTAATAGCATTTTAAACGGAACCTATGCTGGTTTAGAAGGTAACAGCCCTGCGTATTACTATGGGCTCCTTCAAGAACTAATGGGAAATTTTGATTTTGCAGACTACGGTAATCAAAGTGCCGATTACAGAGCGGTTTATACAAAAAATGCTGCTGATTTAAATTTGTTTCAAACTGCTTTAGAGAGTTCTGCTAAGGACTATTACATTGGGATGCAGAAAACAACGTTCGGGGCGGATCAAGTAGAACTTGCTGAAGGATTGTGGATGGAACAAGTACCAAATGCAACAGAAGAAACTAAACAGTTGCTAGCAGATATGTGGAAACAAGATGGCCATCTTATTTGGACCTATAACTACGCACAACCGGAAGGTTTTACAGACCATAAAAACATGGTAGATCAAATGTACGGGATTAAATTCTTTAGTCAATTACAAAACAAAGAAGGTTTTTGGCACAATCTCTTACCTGCTCTTGGTAATTCAATTATCCTTAATCTTAATGATTCTGAGTATTGGAATGATGTAGGGAAGGATGATGCAAAAACATCTATTATGGTTGGCAAATTAGGTGATATGTTAGGCATTGAGTATGTAGATGGTCAGCCTGTAAAACTAGTAGCTGTAAACCCTAATACTAATAAAGAACTAGAAGACAGTATTGATTGGGTTGATCTATTAAATGTACAAGGTATTACTGGAGATGATGTTAACTGGCTCCTACAAAATGCTAAGAAAATAGGTGATGTCCCAGACCCGAGCAAGTTACAAATACCTAGCAATTAAAATGGTATGGACCCGATTAAAGCATACAATAGAATCGCCAAACAAAAACCAACCTACGGCAGACGACAAGACGTAAAAGTATACGACCCCGTTATATCCGGGCTTAGACGTGCTGTAGACCAAGCGTCAGGCGCTGCAAGACCTAGTGGTATAGCTGAGGGGGAGGTCGGGTCAAAAGTCATTTCTGAAGCAAGAGCATATCGTGCTAGCGACATAATAAAAACAGGTTACAGAAAAAGCTTAAGTCAATTTGGAGCTGATACTTATTATGCTAGAGGTGCTTTTAGAGCTTTAGTCGGAGATGAAGAAGGGGCTAGGCGTGAAGTCATGAAAGGTGTAAGACTAGCATCTGAGGCAGAAAACGAAATAGGTGCCCTTTCTATGGGGAAAGAATGGGAAAAATTTCTAGATGAACCTACGTTTGAACAATTTTTTGCAAAAGGCCTTCCTGCAACAATAGGTGAAGTAGGGCTTTCTGCCATATCAACTATAACTGGCGCTTTGATCGGTACTGCTATAGCTACCTATTTTGGAGCACCTGCTGCAGTTGCTGCTGTTATAGGAGGGGGTGGAAGTGTGGCGCTCAAAGGGGCAGGAGGTAAACAAGGGCTAAATAGTATTACAAAAAACTTAGCTTTTACTCACTTTACAAAAAAAACAATTGCAGAGGCCATGGAAAGAGCTGCTACCGGGAAAGCTTTAAAAGAAGGCCAAAAAGAAATTTTAGAAGAAGTCTACAAACAGTATAGAAAAAGAGCTTTAAGAAGAAGACAAACGTTAGGGGCATTCGGTGGGATAACCGCAGCAGAGTTCCCAAGACAAACAGGAACAGGTTTTAGAAACTTTGCTGATCAAAATATGTATGATCCTGTTAGTGCAGGGCTGTCTATAGGACAAGGTGCTGTTGGGGCTGTAATAGGGGGCGCTACTGAAACACTTGTTTTGCCTAGGTTATTAAAATCATTCAGACTGGCTACTACAGGTAGGTTTAAATCTAAATTAACACCTGCTGGACAAGGACGTGTGCCTATAGGACAAGCTTTAAAACCTGCAGGACAAGCGCTGGGTATTAGTGTAGTTGGTGAGCCTATTACAGAAATTGCACAAACACAACTAGAAGTAGAACAAAAACTTGGAACTACAGACCCACGTAATCCTAATTTTGGAAAATTTGACGCTTTTGGTTTGGGATCGTATGAGGCTACTCCTGAAAATGTAGATGCTCAATTAGACAAAACTTATACCCTACAACAAGCTAATTTAGATAGACAGATAGCAGCATTAGCAGGGTTTTCAGCAGGGGGTGTGTTTGGTATGGGGGGTGCTATATCTGTAGGAGCAGTTTCAGGAGCTCAAAATTTGTTAACGGAGTACCAACAAAACAGCGCACTTGCTTCTCAAATCTATGGTAAATATGGGCCGTTGGGTACGGGCGTTGTATTAGAGCCTGAAAAATGGCTTCGAGGCCAACTGGAAGCCATGCTTGAATCAGGTAATGATAAGAACTCAGTATGGGTAGATATAAATAGTCTAGATGTCTTAAAAGAATTAGAAGCAAAAAACCCAGATTTATTTAAAGGTTTGGCTCGGTACGATATGACTGGGGAGACAAATGAAGAAACTCAATTAGGTGGAGTATTGTTTTCTACAGACCCGGACATCGTACAAGGATTTCAACAGGTTATGGAAAACAACATGCCTAGTGCAGCCTTATTAGATAGCCAACTTGCTAGAATTTTAAAATATCCAAGAAGCAGAAACAATTCAGATGAATGGGTAGTACAAGTTAGAAATAAAAAAACAGGAGCATTAGTTCACTACCATCAAACAGGAGAGCCAGACGTAGACGGTAATATACACCTTGAGTTAGCTAAAAGACTTTTCCCTGACGAAGGTAAATACACTTATGAAATCGTAGAAGCACAAGCACATTTAGATGAAAGGCTATCTTTAGTAACTGATCCTGAAGTTGATCTATCAGACGTAGGTACTGTGAAAACAATGGGCATGCTAACGGAAGAACAAGCAGCTGAAATAACAGGACGAACTGGAGCAGACTTTGAAGGTATGACTGGTTTGAGGGATGAAACAGGTAGATATGCACAAATACAAGATGTAGATGAAGATGGGGTAGAGATAGCCCCTCAACCAGTATTAGATAAAGATGGAAACCCTGAACCTTCTATTCTTAACAGAAACGAAAGACCTTGGACAAGACCTAACCCAGCTTTTAGGGAAGACCAAATGCCTAGCGATGAACAAATAAACAATGCAAGATTAGCTACTGATCCTGCATTTCGTTCAGAGTTTGATGAAAACATAAAAGCTGAAAATTATTCTAAGAATTTATTAAGTAGGTTTATTGAACTAACAGATACAGCAAGAGAGTTTGACCAAAAAGCAAATACTCAAACTTTGTATAGGATAGAACCAGGAACAATCACTGTAAAGAACCCAAAAACTAACCAAGATGAAGAAGTATCAGGTTATGTTATAAACAAATACAACAAAAGATTAGAAAAGTTAGAATCTATGCAACAAGCTAAACCAGAGCTTGATCAGATTATAAGAAATGCTAAAGCAAAATCTAGTAGGCAATCAGGTGTTGATGAAAAAGGAAACCCAGTATTCACCAAAGGTGACTTCACAATTTCTTTTAGAGATAAAGATGGTAATTACAATCTTCCACAACCTATTAACATACTACGTGCTGTTATGGACTATAGAAACGTTTTAAACAGAGCGGGTGTTTTGCCTAACCAGCAATACATGCAAAGCATAACTGATAGTTTTATCAGTTTGTACGGTACTATAGAAGAAGACCCTGATTACAAATTGTTTTTTAAAGGACAAGAAATTACAGACCAAAGTCTTAGAGACCCTGACTTTATTATTTATTCAGAAGAAAAAGGTGCAAGAGAAATGTCGTTTGCAGACATGGCTGCTGCTGGGGCAGAAGAAAGTTTAGGAATTAGTGAGATAGCAACAAACGAAGAAATAGCAGCGGTAGAAGAAAAAATAGAACAAAAAACAGAAACGATAAATAATCTAGAACAACAAATAAAAGACTTACAAGCGTTACGTGATGAAAACGGTAAGTTTACATCTGAACAATATAATGAGTTTATGTCTTTAATAAATGAACTGTATGGTCCTAAAGTTGGGGCAAAAAGAAATGGCCCCCTTAATCAATATATACAAAGAAATGAATTACAAAGAGATTTAGAGCAAAAGAAAAGAAGTCAAGGCACTGACCCTTCTTTTGATCCTAGAACAGACATAGAAGATACAACTGGGGCAACTGAAGAAAAACAAATAAGAGGTGAAGACGGTATCTTAAGAACTGTTCAAGTGTTAAAAGAGGGAGAAATGCAAGGGGATTTCCAAAGTGATACAACGGAACAAGGTACTAAAAAGTTTTGGGATGCAGAATATGAACATTACAGAACTTATCCTTTTACTAAGAAGAAGTTAACACAAAGACAAGAAACAAAGACCGTAGAAGAAGAACCCCTTAAGACAGAAAACGTAGTAACTTTTAGCAAACAGTTAGAACAACTAGCCCCTAAACAAGTAAAAGCTTATTACAAAGAAGTAGGAAAAATAGCTAAAAGAGTATTAGGTCTAAAAAAACCTATCTTACTGTTTACTAAACAAGAAACAATAGATTTACGTCCAACGATAGAGAGTGACCCTCGTTATAAAAAAGCGATAGAACGCTATGCTGAAGAAAACAATTTAACCTATGAGGAAGTTATAGAAAAGGTAAACACTCAATTAAATGAAACAAAAGACCTAGCTTTTAACCGAGAAGGGATATTTAGTGCAGGTTATATGCAAGGTGTCTTTAAGGCGTTTGACATAATAGTTTTAAATACGCCAGAAACTTTAACTGATTTTGATTTTGGTTTTGGGCATTTAGTTTTAGGACATGAAATAGCTCACAGTTTTTATAAAGAACAGATGTCTACAATCTTAAAAAACCCTTTATTAAGAAGGGTTTTTAACACGCAGTTTGAAAAAGCTAAAAAAGCACTTGAGGAAGAGGATCGATTAGGCCATCAGTATTTTGAAGAAAATGGGTTTGAAGAATGGATGGTAGATAAAATTTCAAGAGCTATGTTTGATTTAGAGAAGGGAGTTGCACTAAAAGCAGAAAACGCAGCTGATACTTTTATCAACAACATGTCAAAAGGACTATATGCTTTTTACAATGCTAGGGGTGATGTCGCTGCTAACGTATTTGGCGATATAAGCCAAGCGGCAAAAAATGAAATGGCAACTTTCTTCCAGGGTAGGTTTACTTACGATGAAACCATAGCGGAGCTAGTAAAAGGTCTTGCAGAAAAAAACATACAACATGCAGAAAGAACTATGAGCTTTACAGAAAAAGCACATGCAGAGGAGTTAGTAGATGGTTTATTTGGTAACAAAGTAGGTATAAAGTTCTTACGAAGAGTTAATAAAGACGCAGAAAAAATTATAAAAAGAGGCGAACTGCCTTCTTGGTTTGCAAGAGTTTTTTATACTGCGCGTGGGTTCTTAGATACTTTAGGCAAAGACAAAGGTATTGGAAAAGAAATAGGTATGATGTTTCATAAAGTTAGCGGAGAACAAGGTGACCCTGGTTTTATCAATGAGTCTAACAGATTACAAAATGAGCTTGTTAATGATTTAGTTAAAAGGTTAGGCAAGGATGAAGAAAAAGCAGAAGGGTTTGATGCTATAAAACAAGCGTTTACTGGTGTAACTGACTCTTCTTTTACGCAAGAAGAAATAGATGCTTTTAGAGAAGCTCAAGATGAGAGTAAACCTACCGAAGCTTTATCACCAAAAGCTCAAGCTGCACGACAATTTCTTTTTGATTTGTTTGATAAATTAAACTTAGGTCAGTATGACATTATTACATTAGACCCAGAAACTGGTAAATTTAAAAAAGAAAAACTACAAAGAAGACCTAACTTTTTCCCACGTATTATTCTTATAGCAGACATAGCTTCTGACCCTAAAATAAAAGCAAAACTAATTGAGTTGTTAATCGACGCAAATCCACAAATGGACCCTAAAGATGTAGTAGCATCAGTAGAAGAACTAATAAAAAACAATGAATCTAGTTTAGATACCGCTAGTAGAAAAGATGAAGATAGCGGACTTGGTTTAGGCATGCCTGAAAAAAGATCAGTTTTGTTTGCAAATTTAGATACTCCAACTTTAGTAAAAGAAGGAATAGCTGCTCCAGGAGAAGTAGCAATCATAGAATACATACGACAGATAGCAAGACAAACAGAACTACAGAAAAGAGGGGGCAGTAGAAGAATTAAAAATCTTATAGACAAGCTTCCTAAAAACGAACAAGGGCATGCAAAAGCTGCAGTTAACGCTATGCTAGGTAGAATAGACCCTATACGTCATAGTGCTTGGAGACACATAAATGATGGAGTTCTGTTTACAAATGTTATAACTCTTTTAGGCATGGCGGTGTTTGCTTCAGTGCCAGACGGAGCAGGCCCTGTTATAAGAAGTAGAGAGTTTGATTTAAAAACTATTGCTAAAAATCTAACAGCTGCTATGACTAAAAAAGAAGCAGAAAAGTTTGCTAGAGATATAGGAGCGAACGGAAGAGAGGCTATGGCTCAAACTATTTTGTATGCAGGTGAATTAGATGGGGCAGCTTTATGGGCTAAAAAAGCTACTAACGGTTGGTTTAGGTTTACGCAACTAGAAAGATGGACAGTATTTACTAGAAAGTTTGCTGCTGGTATGGCTAGAGATTTCTTACTAAAACACATGGAGATAGTAGAAAACGGGTACGAAGGTGATGCAGATGTACTTTTATCAGAAAGATATTTAAAAGATTTAGGAGTAACAAGCAAACAAATAAAAGCTTGGAAAGATAATGGTAGTGATGTAGACCAACATCCACAAGTGGCTAGTGCTTTAGGTAGGTTTGTAGATGAATCTATTGTTAGGCCGAATGCAGCAGAAAGACCTATTTGGGCTTCTGATCCACATTATGCAATAGTTTGGCAGTTAAAATCTTTCTATTACGCATATGGCAAAAACATTATGGGCGGAATGTTTAGAGAGGGTAAACAAAGGTACAAAGAAACAGGCAATATAGTGCCAGCTATATACCCTCTATTCTTTGGGGCCGCTTTAATAATGCCTTTAACTATGCTTGGTTGGGATATAAGAGAAAGATTTAAAATAGGTTTATCCTATGCATTACCTGGAGTAAGTCCAAATGACCCAGGCGTAAACTATAGAGCTTCTAGAAACATGTCTACAGGTAGATATTGGTTTGAGGTAATGGACAGGAGCGGTATGATGGGAGCACCTGCTCTAGCCTTGCCACTTATTATGGAAGAGAAACAATATGGTAAAGGACCTTTAATACCTATATTAGGCCCAGGAGCAGAAAGGGCGTATGATTTATTACAAGGAGAAGCAGAATTTTTTGATTATACTCCTATTTACAGTCAACTCGACACTAGAGCATTAGAGAGGTAAAATTAATTATGGCATATTCAGACACAATAAAGTTCGTAGTAGGAGATACTCTACCGTCTTTAGAGTTTACTTTAAAAGATAGCAACACTGCTGCTTCGGGCAAAACACTAGACACAGAGAACTCAGATACTTGGGCTGCTATAGACTTATCTGGCGGTTCTGTAAAGCTTAGAATAAGAGAAGTCGGACAAACTACTATTACAAAAACAATAACTGGCACGATAGCTGATGCTTCAAATGGCAAAGTAACTTGTAGTATACCAACTGGTACTTGGACTACAGCAGGTACGTTTGAAGGCGAATTAGAATACACTACCTCAGGAGGAGGCATACATACTGTTCAGGACTTGATCAAGTTTAAAGTCAGAGATGACTTCGATTAATGCCACTTAAATCAAAAGTAACCTACGTAAAACTGAAAGGTTTTATCTTTCGTGTAGACCTCCGTGCTGGAGTACACGTTCAGTCTATAAAGATAGCTGACCTATATTTAAATCCAGATACCATAGATAGACTACTTGCTGATAGCTTTGGCGCTACAGAAATACTTACTTACAACTTAGACAAGAGAGCTGATGACGCAACCTTTGTTAGTGAAGAACTAGCATATGATCTAAGCAAAACGCTTGCAGACTCTGTAGGTATCACAGAAAGCATAGATGTATTAAGAACTTTAGGTGTTAGTTTTACAGATACATTTAGTATGGCTGACGCTCCTGTCGTGTCATTTGGTAAAGGGTTGACAGACAGTACGTCCGTAACAGAAGTTCTAACACGAGCAGTAGAAAAGGGTTTATCTGACAATACTAGTGTAGTAGAAGTTGCAGTATTACAACCTAACTTAGGTAAATCTGATTCAGTATCTATGTCAGAGTCGTTAGACCGTGTGGTTCAGTATGCACGATCTTTCTCTGACGGTATTAGTTTAGATGACAGAACTTCAGTATCAGACCCACTCGCTACAGACGTAGATGCTTTTAAAAACAACATTGCAACAATGTCAGAAGTTTTGACATATGCGTTTGCCAAAGAACGTTTAGATAGTTTTAACATGGTTGACAGCCCTGCTATTGCGCTTGCAAGGCCTGTTGCAGACACTATGTCTCTATCTGACAGTCCCGTGTTAGAACCTAATTTAGGTAAATCAGATAGCACGAGTCTGTCAGAAAGCCATGTTTTAGGTACAAGTTTAGGAAAAGGAGACGATGAAGAAGTCTTTATTACAGAGGCACCTGCCTTTTCTACCGGTTTAGGTAAGTCGGATAGCATTAGTTTTACTGATGCAGAAGCAATCGCTAGTGCGTTTGCTAAGTCTGACTCACTTAATATTTCTGAGGCTCTTACACATAGTCTTGGTAAATCAGCACAAGATAGTGCTACAATAACAGAGTCGATAGCCATTCTAACTGCCAATAGACTGAGCGCCCTGAATGCTTCGGCTTTAAATAGTAATACACTTAACTAGGAGAAATTATGTTAAATGACGGCTTAAAATTAACAGGTAAACTTTCGATTGCCATTAATGATGAAGTGGTCCAAGAAGTTCCTAACTTAGTTGTTACTGCGGGAAAAAACTACGTAGCAGACCGTATAAAGAATAACTCTACAGTTATGTCTCATATGGCTATTGGTACTGGTACTGCAGCTGCCGCAGCAGGTAATACTGCTTTAGGTAGTGAGTCAGCTAGAACTGCGTTGACATCTTCAACCGTTACAGATAACGAGATTGTATATGTTGACACTTTTGCAGCTGGTACTGGTACAGGCGCTATAACAGAAGCAGGTATTTTTAATGCTTCTTCTGGCGGCACAATGTTATGTAGAACTGTTTTTTCAGTAGTTAACAAAGGTGCTTCAGACGCAATGACAATTACTTGGACAGTAACAGTTTCGTAAATTAAAGGAGGTTTAAGTTGGCTATTGTTTTTAAGAACAATGCGACTACAACCCTAGCGGGAAGTATAAACTCAAGTGCTACATCTATTAGTGTTGCAGATGGGTCTGTCTTTCCTTCTTTAAGTAGCGGAGAGTCGTTTTTTGTCACGTTTGACGACGGGACAAACAGAGAAATAGTAAAAGTTACTGCAGTAAACAGTAACACACTTACTGTCGTTCGTGCACAGGACGGTACTTCTGCGCGTGCATTCTCCGTAGGTGATGCTTGTGATCTTCGTGTCACAGCTAAAATCTTAGAAACATTCCCACAATTCGATGGTAATTCACAAACAGGTGTCATTGACATAACTGGTGTAAAGATAGATGGCGATACAGTTATAGACAGCTCAGGAACCTGGCAAGGCCCTACTGGCGGTATTAAAGGTCAAAAAGGTGAGGTTGGTGGAACTGGCCCAACTGGTAATACAGGTCCTACTGGTCCAACAGGTCCTGCTGGTTCAAGCGGTCCAACAGGTTCTGCAGGTTCTAAAGGTCAAAAAGGTGAGGTAGGTAACACAGGCGGCACTGGTCCAACTGGTCCTACAGGTCCAACTGGTCCTGCTGGTAGCAACGGGTCTGACGGTAGTAAAGGTCAAAAAGGCGAAGTAGG